CTACACTTAATAAAGAATTAGGTAATGGTAGATGTATTAAAATGGGTGTAGAAATTGATAAATACACTCAACGTCCTGTAGCATATTGGATAAACCGTGATCCTTATAGTTCTACAGTTGTAGCAAACTATAGTAATCCATCTAAAGAAGATAGAATTGATGCTTCTGAAATGTTACACCTTTATAGTCCTGATAGATTTGGACAAACTAGAGGTTATCCAAAAAAATTAGCATCTACAATGACTGCCATCAAATGGTTACAAGATTTTAGACTATCAGAACTAGTAGCTAGTAAAGCTGCCGCATCTAAAATGGCTTTTATTAAAACACCAGCAGGTGATTCAATGACTACTGAAGCGTATCTAGATGGTGAAGCTGCTACAATGCCGGCAATGAATTTTGAACCTGCAACTATAGATATTTTACCACAAGGTACTGATATTGAATTTGCTAATTGGAATCATCCTAATACTGGTGTAGGTGAATTTGATAAAGCAATGCTTAGAACAATAGCTAGTGGACTAGGAGTCTCTTATGCGTCACTTTCCAATGACTTGACGCAGACTAGTTATAGTAGTGCTAGAGTAGGCCTATTGGACGAGAGAGACAGCTATAAACACTCTCAATCTTTTATTATAGAGCATTTCTGTAAACCAGTTTATAAAAAATGGTTAGAAATGGCTATTATATCAGGTACTTTACCTTTACCCATGACTCGTTATGAAAAGTGGGCTAATCCAATAGAATTTTCTGCTAGAGGTTATCATTCTGTTGATCCATTAAAAGAAGCACAAGCTAATCAGCTTAACTTAACAAATGGACTATCTACAATACAGGATGTTTTAAATCAAAGCGGTAAAGAATTAAGTCAACATTTCTCAGAATTAGACGCACAAGCTGGTTTAGCTGCTAAAATGGGAATTGATTTAGCTTATGAACCTTATGGAACTAAGTTTAATGCTCAAACTGGTGTGCCATTTGATGAAGATGGTGAGGATGATGCCAGTTAGTAATTATCCAAACGCAGGCATGAAAGATGAAGCTCGTAAGGGCATTGCTTGGCGTGAAGAATTTGGTAGAGGTGGTACTAGAGTTGGTGCTGTTAGGGCTAGACAAATTATTGCTGGTGAAAATCTATCTGATGATACAGTTAAAAGAATGTTTAGTTTTTTTAGTAGGCAAGAAGGTGTCAAAAAAGCTGAAGGATTTAAACAAGGTGAAGAAGGTTATCCATCTAACGGCAGAATAGCTTGGGCGTTATGGGGTGGAGACGCAGGCTTTAGCTGGTCACGAAAACTTGTTGAAAAAATGAAGAAGGAGAAGTCAATGACTAAAAATAAAGAAGTTAAAAGACATATTGAAGAAGTTATTGAAGATGATGACTCTTATACTGTAAAATTTCTAAAAGCTGATTCTTATGAAGAAGAAGAAACAGAGGAAGTTACAGAAGAAGAAACAGAAGAAATAACTATTGAGAATAGTGAAGTTTTAGAGGAATCTAGAATTGAAACTAAAGAGGAAAAGACTGTAGAACATAGAGCAGCTTTTCCTATGGAATTTGAGAGGGACGAAGTAGAAAGCAGAACTATAACAATGTCTGTATCTTCTGAATCTCCTGTTATGCGTGAATTTGGATTGGAAATTCTTTCACATAGAACAGGTGACGTTGATCTTAATAGGCTAAATAATAAAGCACCATTATTGCTTGACCATGATAGCCGACAACAAATAGGTGTTATAGAAAATACTAGACTAGATGAAAGTCAGGGACGGCTTTACTCTACAGTACGATTTGGTAAATCTACTATGGCTAGGGAAGTATTTGATGATGTCTTAGATGGGATCCGTACACAAGTAAGTATTGGATATACCATAACCAACTTAGAGCGTGAATCTTACTATGATGATGAAGAAGAAGAAGCCTATAGAGCTGCTTTTACTCCACATGAAGTAAGCATTGTATCAATGGGTGCGGATCAAACCGTAGGCATTGGACGTTCTTTATCTTTACAACCCCAAACCATAACAAAGGAGACTATTATGGAAAAAACTACAGAAGAAAACAAAGTAGAAGTTAACATTGAAGAAAAAATCCGTGTTGCATCTACCGAAGCTGTACAAAAAAGAGAAAAAGATATATCAGAAATCTATTCTTTAGCTTCAAGACACAATAAAACACCAATGGCGGATGAAGCTGTTGCTAAAGGTCTATCATTAGACGCTTTTAGAGGTGCTTTATTACAAGAAATTGAAAATAAACCATTAGAAACTAATGAAATTGGTCTAAATGAAACAGAATCAAGATCATTTTCAATAGTTAGAGCTGCAAAAGCACAAGCTGGTTTAATTTCACGTGAAGATGCTGCTTTTGAATTAGAAGCTGCTGAAGCATACGCTCAAAAATTAGGTAGAGAATCTAAAGGATTTTTTGTACCTGAAGATGTAACTAATAAATGGTCAGAAAGAACATTATCAACTGCTGGCTCAGGTGCAAATGTTGTCTATAATGATTTACGTTATCAGGATATGATTGGAGCTTTAACACCATTTTCAACAGTTTTAAGAGCTAATCCAACAATTCTAGCTAATAATACAGGTAATGTATCTATTCCTAGAACTACAGCTACTCAAACTAGTAATTGGATTGGAGAAGGCGTTGCAGTAGCATCTTCTGATCCGACTTTAGATAGTGTTACACTTTCTGAACATACTAATGGGTGCTTTACCGATATGACTAGAAGTCTTTTACAAAATACTGATGGCTTTAGCGTAGAACAAATGGTTAGAAATAATCTTTTACGTGCTATGGGTACTGCATGGGATGCTGCTTCTGTAGCTGGTAATCCTGCTGCTGTAGCTGCTTCACCTAGAGGTATTGAGTTTACTGCTGGCGTTAATGCAACTGCATTTGGTGTAGCTGGTGCTCCTACTTATGCCGAGCTAATTGCTATGGAATCTGCTATCTTTGCAGACAATGCTTCATTAGACGGAAATTCTGTTTATTGGATCACAACTCCAGCTCTTAATGGTTACATGAAGTCACTAGCCACAAATGGTGCAGGTTCTCCTGTAGCTCAACGTGACGGCTTTGTAGACGGTAGAGAAGTTTTAATTAGTTCGCAGGTAACAAATAACACTATAATTCTTGGGGACTTCTCAGAGTTTATAGTAGCAACATGGGCAGGATTAGAAATTCAATCCGATCCGTATGCTTTAGCTACTTCAGGTGGATTAAGACTTATAGCTCTTAGTTCAGTTGACTTTGGCGTGAAACATCCTGTTTCATTCTGTGTTTCTGCTTAATTATGGCATTAACTCAACAACAATTTGAAGGGAAGGGAGCGGAGAAATCCGCTCCCATGAATACTATGAAAATAACATTACTTAGAGCAACTAGAGTAGATGGAAAAGTAGTTAATTCCGGTGATACTATTGAAATTTCTGAAAAAGATGGAAATTTTCTTGTTAATACTGGTGTAGCAACATTATCATCTGCTAAGAAAGAAAAAAAAACTGATAGAAGTGACGGTTTAAAATCTTCTACTACTAAAGAGGTAAAAAATCGTGGCTAAAATTAAATTACTAATAAAAACTGAAATATTAGGCGTTTCTTATAAAAAAGGCGATATTGTGGATGTTGGTGGTGTTTATGCCGATAAATTAGTTAATCATAATGTAGCTACATTAGATTTAGGTCAATCTGAAGCTAAACCTCAAGAGAAAGTAGAAGAAAATGAATCTCAATCTAGCTAATGATGCGTTTTTTAATCTCAATGATTTTGCAGTAAGTGCTACATGGAGATATGCGTCAAATAATGATAAATATGTAGTTACTGGTATATTTGATAATCAATTCTTTACTGGTTTTGATGAATTAAATGCACCAGTATCTACAAGCCAACCTACTTTTACATTAAAAACATCAAGTATTCCTGAAAACGGAAAAGAAAATGATTTTTTAATTATTCCAATAAACAATGTAGACGTAACATATAAAGTAAAAATTATTGAACGTGATGGAACGAATGTAACTATGATACATTTACAAAAACAATAATGACACATATTAGACAACAGATAAGAGACAGAATAATAGCTGATGTAACTGGTTTAGCGACTACCGGAGCAAATGTTTACGATAGTAAGCTATACAATATCCTACAAGGTGAATTACCGGCCTTAGCAGTCTATACACAAAATGAAACATCTGAAATTTCTACAATAGCGCCTAATGTAACTCTTGATAGAGAACTAGAAGTTATAATTGAGTGTTATGCGGAAGCTAATCAAAATATTGAAAACACATTAGATACAATAGCTGGTGAAGTTGAGAACAGTTTAGGAACTGATTTAACTTTAAACAACTTATGTATAACACAATTTTTATCCAGTACGGATATTGATTTCACAAGTGAGGGTGAAAAGCCATTAGGCATCTGTAAACTCACGTACAATGTTCGTTATATGAATACTGTAACGAATTCATCAACACCATTATAAAGGAGATTTAAATGGCATACGCAACCGGTTCTGATGCAGTTATTAAAATTGGCTCAGACACACTTACTCAATGTAGTGCATTTTCTATAGATAAAACCGTAGACAATGCAGAAACTAGTGCAATAGGCACAACTTCAAAAACTTTTGTTAACACTCTTGACAGTTTTACTGCCAGTCTTGAGATTTTTTATGATGAGAGTGATCAAGCAACAGCAGCAATTTTAGCTGCAGCAGTTGGTAATTCAGCAGCAGTTTCCGTATCATTTTATTATGAAGGTACAGCAGCTGGAGTAGATAAATATTTAACTGGAAATGGTTTAATTTCAGGAATTAGCTGGAATGGTGAAGCCAACGGCGTATTTACAGCGTCCGTCAGCATCACCGGTACTGGTACACTAACAGAAGCTACAGCTAGTTAATAATGTCATCAATTAGTGATCGCATGAAAGCGTTGCAACAAGATCAAGATAAATTCTGTATTGAAGTTGCTGAGTTAGGTGTAGATGGTGAACCATTGCACATTTATTTCACTAAGATGACTGTTAGAGAAGATGAGAGAATAAGAAAACAACATCCTGATTTTTACAATAGAATTATGAATGGTGATATTCCATCTTTTGCATCTCTCTTAGATTTAATTATGCTAAAAGCTAAAAACGAAGAAGGCAAAAAAATATTTGATGAAGGTGATAGACAAGCGTTCTTAGGAATGGATATTAACTTTGTTACCAACATTTCCTCACAAATGTTAGAAAAATTATTTGCTGAAGATATTAGCTTGGAAGCATCTGAAAAAAAATAATAAGCGATTCTCAACTGATGGCACAATTTCAGCTTGCGGATCGCTTACATTTACCATTACAAACCATTAAAGATATGACTTTAGAAGAATTTTACCAATGGATAGCTTTTTATTCATTAGAATCTAAAAGGATGAAGAAATGACAAGAGTACCAGTACAGATTCCAATTACCGGTAAAGATAAAACTAAAGGTATGTTTCTTACGCTTGGACGTAGTTTAAAAACAGCAACTAAGTCTATATTTAGCATGAAAACAGCTTTAGTTGGTGTTGCTGGTTTAGCTGGTATTGGCTTAATGATAAGAAGTAGTTTAAAATTAGTTGATGCTAATAAAAAATTAGCAGATAGATTAGGCTTAACTACTCAACAACTAGCAGGGTATGAATTAGCATCTGTTTTAGCTGGTGAAAGTGTCGAAACAGTACAAAGTGCTTTTCAAAAATTATCTAAAAATATATATGAAGCAAGTAGAAATTTAGGAACTGCTGTTTACGGATTAGATAGATTAAATCTTGAAGCTAAGACTTTAATGACTATGAGTTTTGACGAACAGATAAAACTAATATCTGATAGAATATCTGATTTAAGTACACAATCTGAAAAATTAGGTGTAGCAAGTCAGTTGTTTGGTAGAGCTGGTATGGTTATGGTCAATATGCTTGATCTTGGTGGTGATGGTCTATCAAAAATGCAGGAAGAAGCATTAAAATTAGGAATTGCACTAAGTTCAGCATCAGCTAAAGGTATAGAAGATTTTAACGATAGTTTATCAAGTTTTAAGTTTACGTTAAGAGGTATAGCAAACAGTTTAACAGCTGAATTAGCACCTGCAATGCAAAAAATAACGGATTCTTTAACTAATTTTATGAAGGATTTTATAAAAGATGGTGGAATGGATGATTTTTTTAATGGATTATATGATTTATTATTAGATATAACTATTGCATTAACAACATTTTCAATTAATTTTGTTTTAGTCTTTAGAAAATTAGCATTAGCTTTTAGAAAAATGGTTAAAGTGTTTACCTTTGGTACTACTGATTTATTTGACGTTGATGAATTTGAAAAAACCATTGATAAAATGTTAGTTTCTATGAATAATTTTAGTAATAAACAACTACAATCGTTATTAGATTACAAAGCACAAAGAAAACTTGATAGAGAACAAGAAGCAAATCAACAAGACGAACACATGAAGGCTTGGCAACGAAGTCAAGAAGAAAAAAATAGAGGATGGCAACAAACTTTTCTTAAATTAAGTAAACTTAGAAAAGACTCTTTAAATATGACAGATCAATTTGATACTTTAGCTGTAACTATATCTACATCTATGGGTAAAGCATTTGAAGATATAATAATGGGAACTAAAAACGCTGGTGATGCTTTTAGAGATTTAGGTAAAATTATTTTAGCTCAAATAGTAAAAATGTTTGTAGCTAGGGCTATAATGGCACCAATTACAGGTGCATTTGGTGGTTTTTTAGATGGATTAGGATTTACTAAGCCGGCAGGTGGTGTAGTAGGCCGAAATGTAGTTGGTGGTAGACCTTATATGGTGGGAGAAAATGGACAACCTGAATTATTTGTGCCATCAACAAATGGTGCTATTATTCCTAATAATAAATTAGGATCAGGTGGTGGTATTACCATTGAACAAAACA